TGGGACTCAGCACGAGGCATCGTGGCGGGTAACGACCCTTACTTGTTGCTCAACAGCACAGCCGCTGAAGTGACATCGACCGACTACGTTGACACATACAGCGCAGGGTTTGAGATCACATCTACTGCACCAGCCGCAATCAATGCCAACGGCGGCACATACATCTTCTTGGCAATCGCATAAGGAAAAATCATGCAAATACGAATCAGAACAACAGGTCAAGTGCTTCTTCAGCACGAGTGGGAAAAGTGGGTTGCTCAGACCTACGCCAAGTCATTGAGTGGCATCACTGAAGAAGCGGTCAATCGCTTTGAGTCAGACATTGTGTTTGAAGGCCCACAAGCCACAGGCGGCACTGTCTACCAATACAGCCAACGTGATGGCGTAGAACAACTTGACGGCAAGTGGTACACCAAGTACATCCTTGGCCCTGTGTTTACAGGCGATACAGCGGCGGCAGACGAAGCCGCATACAAGGCCATGAAAGACGCAGAACAAGCCGCAAATGTACGCAGACAGCGTACAGAAATGCTTAAAGACTGCGATTGGGTGGTGACTAAAGCTATAGACCAAAATGCTCAGGACAGCCTTGGCATTCAGATTCCTGTGGTCTGGGTTACATACCGCCAAGCCTTGCGCGACATCACTACGCAGTCTGGTTTCCCTTGGACAATCACTTGGCCTACACAGCCTTAAAGGAAAATATGTTTATAACTTGGAACATCTCACAGCTTGATCGTAAAACAGCCGATGGTTTCGTGACCACTGCTCACTGGCAAGCAACAGCCGTAGATGGCGAGCATACAGCCTCTATCTACTCAACTTCTATCTACTCAACTTGCTCATGGGCTGACGGTACGCCTACCATTGCTTATGCTAACTTGACTGAAGCCACAGTGCTGGGTTGGATCTGGTCAAATGGCGTAGACAAGACGGCGACTGAAGCCGCATTGATGGCTCAGATCAACGAAAAGAAACAGCCTAAAATATCAACGGGAACACCTTGGAGCAACTAATGAAACTGCAACTGCCAATTGAAACAGCAAACCAACTTTTGGGTTACTTGGGTACGCGCCCTTACCAAGAAGTCTTCCAACTAATCCAAGCAATTCAGGAAGCCGCAAAGCCTCCAGAGCCAAAGGCTGAAGATGGAAACGGTGGAGACTAAGCTTGCTGTCAAAAAAGGGCCAGTCTCTTTTGTAGGCAAACCATACACCAAAGAATTGGTGAGTGAGTACATTGCTTACAACCCAGAGACTGGTGCTTTTACACGCCTAAAAACATCTGGAACCAAAAAAGCTGGTGATCCAGTTGGTTTTGCTAATGGTGGGTATTTGCAAATAAGTGCTTGTGGAAAAGTAGTTAGAGGTCATCGACTTGCTTGGTTCTTAACCTATGGGCGTTTCCCAACAACGATTGATCACATCAATGGCAATGGACTTGACAATAGGTTGATCAACCTGCGTGAAGTAACGCAACAACAGAACATTCATAACCACAGAAAACCGCCGAGGCATAACACTTCGGGCTATCTTGGTGTTTCGTACTTTAAGGCTGGAAATAAGTTTTCAGCACACATAAATCTTGATGGGAAGAAAAAACACCTTGGGTACTTTGTTGACCCAGAGGTTGCTCATCAAGCGTATTTAACAGCCAAACGAGAGCTTCATTCAACATGCTCGATATAAAAATGGTCACTGAGACGGAGGCTAAATTGTTGGCTCATGAGCAGATTTGCCTTGAACGCTACAACAGCATAGATCGCTCTTTGCGTGATGGGGACAAGCGCATGACAAAGATCGAGTACCTCTTGTATGGGGTGATCGTGTGCGTGTTGTTTGGGCCGGGCGTTGCAGGCGAACTCGTCAAAAAGATCTTAGGTCTGTAGCCATGAGGGATTTGGTCGAAGCGTTTATCGTTGCGGCCTTTTTGGTTATTTTTATTGTCTGGGGTACGTTCACCCTCATTTGGATTTGGGGATGAAATGGTTGTTGGTAATCTTTATGCTAATGCCAGAATCCTCCAGTCAAAAAAAGAAAGATGAATATCGTTGTGTGAGGTGGGCTTGGACAGGAGATGTCTACAACCGCAAAGTAGTATGCCTTGAGTGGCAAAAGGTTGAACGGAAATGATTGATCCGATCACAGCTCTTGAAGGGCTACAAGCCGCCATAGGGCTCGTTAAGAAGGCTAGTAAGGTCGCAAACGATCTAGCAGGCTTAGCCCCCATGGTTTCCAAGTTCTTCGATGCGAAGAGCGTTGCTACTAGGGCGATGGTTGAAGCCAAGCGTTCTGGCAACAAATCAAACCTTGGTGCGGCTCTTCAAATCGAGGTTGCTCTTGATGAGGCTAAACGCTTTGAAGCCGAATTACAGATGCTTTTCATGCAGACGGGCCGTATAGACGTGTGGCAGAAGATCAAAGAGCGCCAGCAACAGATGGACATTGAGGATGCTCACCTAGCTCGTCAAGCCAAAGCTGATGAGAAGAAGCGCAAGGAAGCTGAAGAAGAGCAGTTAGCGTGGGCGATTGGTATTGTGGTGATTGTTATGCTTTTGGGTGCAGTTGGTTGGGGTATTGCTGAAATATCTGAGCTGTGCGCTAGATCAAGGTGTGGTCGGTGAATGAGTATCAAAAACAAGCTGACCTCTTCTTCAAGGTGTTCGTGCGTCTGTGTGTGGCGTGGTGGGTGCTTGGACTGCTCCGCTTCCTGCCAGACAATGTTGCCAAAAAATTACTAGGGATGTTTGGACTATGAGTGACGAAAAGCCAGCAGATGTATTAAGTAAAGTTCTGTCCTATGTGGATAGCCCATTCAAGCTGTTTGCGCTGTTGCTGATGGCTGTGTTTGCGTTCTCTGGGTACTTTGTCTGGCAGAACCAATCGTTCTTGTTTGAAGCGTACAAAGAGAACAAGAAGCTTCCAATGATCGCAGAGGATAGGGCTGAGGACGTGGTGGCTCACTTGTTTAAGAACACTGATGCAACCGTGATCGCTATCTTCAAAGTCAACCCACTGTTTGGGACAAGGGTTTTGTTCCGCGCCTACACCCGAGAAGGTCGAGACAAAACGCATGATGGGTTGGATGTAGGTCTATTCACGCAGAGTTCTGGCAATAACCGTGATGTGATTGCTCTGATGGCAAACGAGATACCTTGTAGCGAATACGCTATAGCTCAGAGCGAGATCGGGCTTTGGTACATCGAAAAGGGCGTGACCTTTGGGTGCCGTGTCAGTGTCCCACCAGAGCAGGGCAGGTTTGTTGGACAGATCACCGTTGGTTGGGACAAAGAACCCAAAGACTTAACCAAAGCAATCAGTATGTTGCAGATTGCAAGCAATATGCTTTCAAGGAGTAAACAGTAATGGCTCAGTTTGAACCAGCTTTTGAGCAAATGATTAGAGACGAGGGTGGCTACGTCCTCCATGAAGTCGCTGGCGACACAGGCGGTATGACCTACGCTGGCATCGCTCGTAACAAGAACCCACAGTGGAACGGTTGGGCGCTTGTGGACAAGAAGGAGTTTGGTGGGTCTTTGACGCCTATGGTGCGAGAGTTCTATCGTGTGGAGTTCTGGGACAAGATGCGTGGCAACGAGATCTCAAACCAAGAGGTCGCCAACTCTATCTTTAACTTTGGGGTAAATGCTGGCATGGGTATGGCTGTAAAGCTTGCCCAATTGGTCGTTGGGGCTACGCCTGACGGTGGAATAGGCGCCAAAACCATCGAAAAGCTCAACCAAGTCACGGATGGACAGCGGTTCAAGGAGTCTTATGCCTTGGCTAAAATTGCCCGTTACGTTGAAATTTGCAACAAAAACCCTGTGCAGGTCAAATTCCTCAAGGGCTGGATTAACCGCACATTGAAAGGTTTAGCATGAGCTTGCTTGCCGTTGGATCAATCATTGAAGCCGTGGGTAAGGTTGCAGGCGACCTGATCACCACTGACAAAGAAAAGATGGAGATGGAGATTGAGCAACGAAAGCTCGATCTTGAAGAGAAGCGCATCGATCAAGCTACAGATCTGGCTCAGATTGACGTCAACAAGATCGAAGCGGCGTCCTCTAGCGTGTTTGTCAGCGGCTGGAGACCTGCTATTGGCTGGATCGGCGTTGCGGCTATGGGCTACCAGTTTCTGCTATATCCGCTGTTTCAGTGGATGTGGAAGTACTTGCAGGCTATGGGTTGGGTTCCAGTGGGCATGGATCCTCCCCCAGTGCTCGAAGCTGACCAGCTTTGGGTCATCCTGTCAGGAATCTTGGGAATCGCTGGTATGCGTTCTTTTGAGAAGACTAAGGGTGTGGCAAGCAAGTAACCTTGTCACAAGTTAAAAGGCATACTAAAATGTCTCAACGAATCTACGAGGTGAACGCATGGCGACTGCAAGTGTTATGACCTATGACAGCTTGGTCGAAAACATCCAGTCTTATCTGGAGCGTACTGACACCGCTACGCTGGACAAGATCCCCCTGTTTATCATGCTTGCTGAGCAGGTTATTGCCTCTCAGATCAAGTTCTTGGGTAACTTGACGGTTAACACCAGCAACATGGTGATTGGGACTTCTACGATTGCTAAACCAGCTCGTTGGCACAAAACAGTGTCGATGAACATTACAGTTGGTGGATCGCGCCAGCCAGTCTTGAATCGTCGGTATGAATATCTGCGAGAGTACTGGCCTTCTCCTACGGCGACAGGCACCCCTGTCTACTACGCTGACTACGACTATTCCAATTGGCTCATAGCTCCTACGCCTGACGTAGCCTATGCCTTTGAGGTCTTGTACTACGAGCGTGTTCAGCCTTTGGACAGCTCTAACCAGACCAATTGGTTCACCATCTACGCCCCACAGGCGTTGCTTTACGGTTCCTTGCTACAGGCTATGCCGTTCCTCAAGAATGACGAGCGCATCCCTATGTGGCAGGGTCAATACAAACTGATCATGGACACGCTTATGGCTGAGGACAAGTTGCGTCTGGCTGATCGTCAAGCGATTGCGAACGACTCATGAGCTACGTAAGCCCCTTTACTGGTGACGTAATTCAGCCGACGGACGTCAGTTTCCGTGCGGTTACGTTGTCTGCTAACACGCAGTTAAACTGGCCCAGCAACAGCACCACCAGCACTGACTACGCCTCTCGCATCATGCAGGTGACTGCTACCGCTGGTAGCTTGAGCCTGTATATGCCTCCTGCCAACCAAACCTCGGTTGGTAACGACGCCCTGATCCGAAACATCGGTGCGAACACGTTTACGGTTAAAGACTACGCTGGCACGAACACCATTGTGTCTGTAGCCGCTGGTGAGTCGAAGTACATCTACATCACCACCAACGCTACCGCTCAAGGTACTTGGGGTGTCATTGCTTTTGGTACTGGGACATCTTCTGCTGATGCCGCTACCCTTGCAGGCTACGGATTGGTCGCCAGTGGTGCTACGCTCAACCAGAGCCACCCTAGCGCCGCTATTACAAGCGGAACTACTTTTGCCGCCACTGATCGAGCTCAGACCCGTGTGTGGTCTAGTGGTTCAGGTACAGCCACCCTCCCAGCCGCCGCAACGCTTGGGAACAACTGGTTCACCCTGTTCAAGAACAACGGTACAGGGTCTTTTACGATCTCTTGTACTGGTGCTGAGCTGATTGACGGTAACTCTTCCAAGAC